ACGTGAAAGGGAAAAGGTTTTCGGGGGGAATACTCTTTGCTTGCAAAGGAAGATTCCGCCCGAAACGGTACAGCCGCCAGACCTTTTCACTTTCAAAGAAGTCTGTACTAACTTTAATGGACGGGCGAGGAAATATGCGACTGACGGAATATGTATATGGTCAATCAGAATATTGGTTGTTCTGCTCCCTTTGTCCGTAGTGTATGTTTTTAACATTATCGCTATCCCTGTTCCATTCCGGAATTTCATACTTGGCCTTAATGCTCGTACTGATTCGTTTTATATCCTCATTAACTTTTTGGCGGGTCAGTTTTGCATACAATTGTGTTGTACTGATATCCTTGTGCCCCATCATCTTACAGACGGATTCCAATGGAACACCCTGAGAAAGAGTAATCAGCGAACCGAAATTATGCCGGGCCATATGAAATGTTATCCGTTTGTCTATATCGCATCGCTCCGCCAGTTTCTTGAAGTTGGCAGTCAATGCCGAACGTGCCGGAACTTTGAAAATCCTGTCATCCACACGCTGTTCCTTGTATTTGTCCATAATCTGTTGTGGTAAGTCAAGAACCTGAATGATACATTCGCTTTTTGTCTTTTGCCTGTTGAACCGTACCCATAGTTTGCCGTCTTCTGTACGGTAAAAATGATCTTCCCGTAAATTGCGGAGGTCTATATACGAGATTCCTGTGAAAGAGCTGAACACAAACAGGTCTCTCACATAACACAGGAATTTCTCTTGTATCGGTATGCTCATTAGGCGTTTCAGTTCATCCGCTTCCAAATGACGGTGTTTCTTAATCGCCTTTTCCGGGAAATAACCCGAAAAGGGATTCTTGTGTATCGTTCCTTGCGCAATGGCTCTCTTGACGATGGTTTTCAACATGACGGTAAACCCTTCAATAGTGGAAAGAGAGCGTTTGAGGTCTGCTCTCATATAGGAATCGTACTTTTCAATGAAGCTGTAATCCAATTGTCTGAGTGCGATATCATCGGCATTGTAATACTTCCGGATAAACTTCTTCAATCTGTTATATGAAGAATGATGGTTGTGCAGTGTGCCGTAAGAACGTGTCAGCCCAACCTGTTTGGAGAGTTCCTCGATATATTCCTGATACAGTTCCAATAAATTACGTTTTCTTGTACCGATACCGCTAATGGCGTTCTTTACAAGTTCCGCTGTTATATACCCTTGTTCCGAAAGTATCTCATCATAATAGCTGTGTATGTCTGCCGTCAGTTTCTCTATGGCACAGTTGATTTTCTGAACTTCACGGTCTTTCCCTTTAAGTCTGTATCTTTTGGCATCCCATAATGCAGGGTCTATATCCATCTTTGCGGAGAATTGCGCTACTTCCGTATTTATGGATATCCTGCCCATAAGGGGGCACAGACCGTTCTTTTTCACCTTCTGTTTGTTGATATAAAACAGAACGGCAAACGTGCTGTATGTTGTTTTCCTGTTGTTCATACGCTGTCTGGTCTTTGTGGGCAATTATCGGTCAAAATGAATTTTTCTCTTATCCGGACTTGCAAATCACCCATATCTGCGCCGATCTTTTCTTGGGTAAGGTGGGCGTATATACGGGTGCTTTTCCAACTTCGGTGTCCCAGCAGTTCACGAACCGTATCCATTGGAACACCTTGGGACAGAGTGATTAACGAGGCATACGTGTGCCGGGCTTGATGGAATGTCAGGCAACGCTCTATCCCACAGTATTTTGCAATCTTTTTAAGATTGATATTTGTCTTGCTGCAACTCAACATCGGGAACAGCCTGCCTTGGTCGGATATGCCGCAATACTTCTTTATCAATTGTAATGGAAGCTCCATCAAAGGAATATGGCAAGGCGTTCCTGTCTTCTTTCTCGCTGTATGTATCCACCATACACCGTCTTCGGCCTGTTTCATATTTTCGGGTGTCAAGTTACGGAGGTCGCTGAACGCCAATCCGGTCATGCAGGAAAATATGAAGACATCACGTACCAGATTCATATTGTCTTTTGGCAAGGGAGTCGTGAGAATCAGATTGAATTCCTCTTCGGACAGGCATTTGGCGACAAGAGGTTCTGTCAGATATTTGTAATCCATGAACGGGTCTTGTTTGATGAGTCCGTTATCCATTGCGGACTTGATTACCAGATGCAGACGTGCCATAATATTGACAATGGTATTGCAGGTCATCTTCAAGTCGGCACGGAGGTACAGGTCGAATGCTTTCACAAATGTCGGGTTCAAGGATTGGAACGCCATATCCCTTACCTTGTATTTCTTTTGAAGAAAATTCTTTAGGTGGTTCAGTGCCACGCAATACCGTTTATAGGTGTCAATGGAACGGTTGACACCCACTTTCTTGTAGAATTTCTCGTTGAGATGCTCGTAATGCTTGACCAGCGTGTCCTGCTCGGATGCGATTCCTTGAAAAGCGTTTTTCACATCAATTGCAAGGACATTGTCGCTTTTCAGTTGCAGGTCTTTGTATGCGGAATGGATGGCCACACATAATTTGTCCAGCTCTGCATTGGCGTTTAATGCCGCCTTGCTTTTACCTTTTGCCCTGCCGGACTTTACATCCCATAACTTTTCCTGAATATACACTTTGGCACTGAACTGTACCATTGATTTGCCAATGCGTATCCGTCCCAAAACAGGGGCGATTCCATCGGCTCTCGTCTCATTTTTCTTTAGATAGAAAGTCACTTTTAATTCATTCATAATCAGCTCTGTTTTTAATTGCAAATTTACATGCGTTAGAGCTAATCATTGGTATGCAAAAGACTGACAATCGGTGAAATAGAATCTCATAAAGAGAAAATTTCATGCCGTTCTACGAAAAATCACTCACGTATCATTGGAAACCCATTGCTTTCAGGTAGTTCCAGCCTTAAAAGCAAGACCTTCCGGATACTCAAACAGGTAATGTATTCGTAACGGAACACTTTCACATTTATGTCATTTTTTGCATTTCAGCCACTTGTTTTGAATGGGAAGAATATAGAAGATTACACTGCTTGTCAGATAGTTATGCAAATCGGTAAAAGTTTGCGTTTTGGATATACGATTTGGAGACCGTTCTTCTTCATAAATCCGCTTTCCTTTACGTTACCTCGATTTTTCGCCTGTCCTCATTTGTCTTCGCAAACGCCTTATTGACAGGCATTACGAAGACATTTGTCCCTTTTTATTCGTCTTTTCCAGAGATTTTTCATAAGTTTGTCATATTACTAATTCATAGCATCATGGACAAACATTTCAATCCCAATACTTACGGTGTTTATGCCGCACCTACTGCTTACCAGATTTGGCGTAATGCCCTAGCTGCGCTTGAAAAAGACAAACACTTTGCCGCTGCCGCTTTAATGAGGCTTCAATGGGAGACTGAAACAGAATTTCTTTCTGTGGAGGAAACTGCCACCTGTTTATTATTTCTTGCGGAGAGTGACAGGAGTTTCTTTCATTATCAGCAAGCCCGTTTGTCATTAGCAAAAGGGGATGTACATGAGTTCTTCAGTGAAGTTTACAGCCGTCAGGAAGACCCTGCTGTATGTTATGCCTTACAGTATGCTGCTGAAGTGCTTCTTTACGAATATGTGGATGACGTTTATTTCTTCTGCATAGTGGAAGCCCTTGAAGAAATGGCGCCTACTGATGCTAGATTGTATTACTGGTTGGGTCGGTTGTATTTTTCTGAGAAGAATCCAGGTCGTGACATCCGTTTAGGAATGATGGCTTACTCAAAGGGAGCGATGGAAGGATCCGAACGTTGCTGTCAAGCGTTGTATTATGTGCGCAACTATGCAGCTGGTGTGGCATGTGATGCAAAATTGGCTATGGAAATGTTGCAGTCTTATGTAGAAGACGGTAATGGACGTGCCATGGTGACTTTTGCCTGGCATCTGTTAAAGAACCCGCATCGATCTGAAGAGGATGTCAACCGTGCGCTCCGGTTCTTGGAAAAGGCACTTGACTATCCCAATCCTGTCAAGGCATTGTTGTTGCTAGTTTGCCACTATCTTGACTGTGGTGATACGGAGAAGGCATTGTCTTATTGTATGAGGGTGGAGGAATGTACGGAGGCCTGCCCTTGGTATTCTAACTTGTGGATTTTATCAGATATGTTGCGTCGAGAAGTCGATCCGTCCCTTCCCATACCACCGGACAGCGCTCTTCCCTGTGATGTCCAGCGAGCCTATGTGATGTGGTTAAAAATAGGAATGCCTGAGTACAGAGCTGACAGGTTTCAACTTATTTGCCGACTTCAGGGGTTGGCTAAAATAGATTCTAGTTCCGCTTATTACTGGGGGTTGCTGTTAGAGGACGGCAGAGTTCTTTCTTTTGGGGAAAATCCCAGCCAAGCGGCAGAAGCTATGAGGCAAGCGGATTTAGTCGGTTTCATTCCTGCCGTCATCAGATTAGGCGAGTATTTCGAAAAAGGATACGGAGTAAAGAAAGATTTGACAAAAGCCGTTGAACAATATGATTTGGCAACTGAACTGGGTAACTACCGTCTGTCCTATCTTAGCAAGAAGATTAAAGAGCTTGAAAACCATTAATATCTTATACCTTTTCGAACGTCATTTAAACGGCGTTCGAACGGTGTTCAAACGGTATTAAAATGGATATGGCCTCTCCAACAAATAAGGACTCCCGTTGGAGAAGCCATGTGCTTAGATTTCTTTCAAGTCTTTTTCTCTTTTACCTTCCTTACTCTTAGCGTCCTCATAGACAATCTTCACAACGCCTTTTAAGCTCTGATGGAAGCTTTCGATGGAAAGTCTTATTGTGCCTCCTGTTGCAGCCCATGTACAGTCGTATTCAATCTGGCCGTCTCTGAGTTGATACATTATTGTATTGCTGTTGTTTTCCGATTTATGTTTTTTCTCAGTGTTAACTTTTGGAGTACCATACTTTTCTGTGTACAGGTCCTTGTAATAATTGTAAGTGTCAATCAGAGGTTCCCAGAATCCGAGCGGTTTGAATCTTACAATAACACCCAATACCTCCTTGTTGTCATCCGTGGCCATTACACCTAATCTGACTTGTTTGCCTGTAAAGGTACCTGAGAACATAGAGATATTGTTTTCCTGGCCAACCCAAATAAAATCGTTCGTTTTCAGTTTCTTTTTGAACTCAGCCAAACTTCCCTCGATGGGGATTCCTTTGAATGTCAAAAGGTCTTGTGCCATGATGTTCAGTGTCGTAAGAAATGCGACAAACGTAATCAATACTTTCTTCATAATCATTTTTTCATTAGTTGTGCCAATATGGTGTAGGTTTTATC